GTCGGAAGTTCAGCTCGTCTCGACCTACAAGCTTCGATTGCGTCCTGAAGATCAGGATTAGATCGAAACATCTCCATAGCAAGATCATGGGGAACCCGGTCACTTGCATCGGATAGATCAATCGTTGCTAATTGACCTGTGGTCGAAGAGTCCATCGCGAGCCTCTGGTTAATACTCTGGTCTGTAAAATTTACATGACCAGAGGATAACCAGTTCTTGTATTCGACAGCCTTATATAAGGCTGAACGAATCCCTTGCTGCACATATTGCATGCAACAAGGCTCTATAGCGATGACACGGGGACTTTTGAGTGTTTTAGGAACAGAAACAACCCTTACGGGCTGTTCCTGATCCTCTGGTACAACCGATAACAAATTGAGCTCCTGAAGGTGGTCACAAATACCCAAAGGGTACGCGTTATCCACGATAGGAAAATAAGGCTCAAGACGGTCATGCCAACGTTGCCAGATATATTTGCCGTTTCCGGAAATATGTTCGGCAGTCTGTCCGGGACCATGTTTGGGAGTGCATTCGGATAGCGAAATTTCACTAACCATAGTACCCCATAACATATCAGACACGCTAAGGAACTTAGCCGTCTCTGACTCGGACAATTTGAACATCTCAAAAGATCGTTCAATGGTGATGAAGTTTTCGAACGCGGCTGCCTCCCTCTCAGGAGTGCAACCGATCTCCAGCTTCTTAAAGAATAGGCAGATTTGCCTAATCCCCTCGACGCAGGAGATAACGTTCGAGCTTTTTTGTTCTTCATTACTAACAATCCTTCCCGTCTCTCGGTCAAAAACTTGACTGACCATACCTTGCAAGAATGCAGGGATTGGTCCATTTTTCCGAAAACTTCGGAAACATGTTGAGTCAATAATCCCGATTGCTAAGCTTCTTTCGAAGTCTTTGCAAAATTGGGGTAGGGTTATTGTTAAAAACGATAACCCTTCATTTTTGACCCGTGATATTATTGTTTCAATATCACGTAAATCAGAGACATCAGCGATACACTTGGTGCAGGCGTCTATATAGACGTTACGCACCAACTTCAGGTAGTTACTTGCGTGGCTTTTCAAGCTGCCTCCTTAATCAGGGGGTCGACTTCCAGCTACACATGTCTACAATTGTTGGTGCCAATATTGGCACCAACGCAGGTTGATACCAACACTGTAAAATCGATCGAGGACTGGGATATCAGCTTTCGCTGCCTACCAACTTATCGATCGCAGTGTTATCCGCCCAGGTCTTAAGACCTGCGACGAGCTGTTCCACTTGAGCGGTAGTAAACCCGAAAACGGGTCTATCTATCACAAAGTAGAAGCTGAGAGTGTCATAGTCGTTGGTTGAATCCAACGGGTTAGTCACTACAGCCTTC